CCAAATATTATAGCTGAGGCAGTGCCAGCATAACACCCTGCCGATATGTATGCTCTATCATAACTAACTGAATTTAATTTATTAAATGTCTTGTATGCCGTTTCAGCCGTATTCCCATTATTGGTGTCAAGTCCGCTTGTGGCATTGACATACTTAACGGTAGGAGATGGTAATGTTTTTCTAAAGTCATCGATTGTATGACTTGTAATTGTCCAAACTCCCCCAACTTTATCAATGGTTAATCCCGGCAACATTGGATGTGTATATCCAATATCTGAAAGTAGTGTCGCCCAGTATGAACTCCAATTTATACCACTAGACATTCCAGCATTCCACTGTTTTAATAATATGCTCATACTGCAGGTTGTGTTATATTATACCAATAATTTACACCATCGTAAAGAAATGTAATAAGATTTATTGTTCCTAATGTATTAACATAATCCCCACTAAATGTATTTTTTGAAAAAGTAGATGCAAAAGTAGGAGTATTTGTTCCATTACCAGTCAATACATATATAGCTCCGCCACCAACAAGAGGTGCATATGTATTTGGAGATAATTCATCATCTGCTGTAGGAGTATGATGTACAACAGAACAAGCTGATCCAAAAGGAACAGATGTTGAATAAGGAACTATCCCAGGATATAAATCTTCTACATCACTTTGAAGATTATTATATTCTTTTGATTCAACAACCTTGTTATTAACAGCATTAGGATAAGCTGTATTTGTTGATTTTATTTGTTTACTTTTCATTTTAATTATTAATTATTGTATCCTGCTAATTTGCCATTATATTTACCGAACTTCGTACCCACTTTGCCAAAGACTGAGACTGCTGCGGGAGGCTCGCCTCCACTTTCCGTCACCGTACCTACACCAAGCAGAACAAGGCCGGTAAATGGTTGTAGTGAGATTTCCCCCGAATACGATGCGTTAGTAATATCAACCATCGAGGCAGACAGTGTCCAATACTTTACAGCTTTTGTGTTATTATAGATAAAATGTATATCATTAGTTGAGCTGACACTGACGGGACTGCCGTAGGAGTGGGCATCGTCCGGTGTGACCAGCGCCTTCCATTCTGCCAGCGTATGGTATCCGGAGGCGTAGTAAAAGTGGTTATCATCGTCGATCGGCCTGGCGTAGTAGTTGTAGTCGAAAGCTCCCCAGGCTTTTATTTCGTCGGTGGTGTAAATGCCAGATCGGAGGCTTACTTGTGCTGATGCCTTTGCTATCAGCTTATTGTTATTAAATGTTATGCCTGTCGAGACTCCGGTTCCCCATTTCAAGAATTCAGCCTGTCGCTGGTTGTCAAAGAAGAGGTTCCCGGTGATCGTGTGGTTATCTCCGTAATGGATCAGCAGACCCGCTCCCCTGCATCCGGCGACGATGTTGTTTGTTATCGAGGCCCCGCTTCCTCCGGCATCGTAGTAGATGCCTCTTGGTATGATAAGCCAGCTCTCCGATCCAATTCCGGAGTTCAGCACTATGTTCTGGTTGATCGTTCTGGTCCCGGTACTGCTATTGCAGTAGATCCCGCCTCCGTCGTCGATCACCATGCATGGGTAATTGATGAAATTCCTGTAAATAGAAAACGACGAGATGCTGGAGCTGTTGATTCCACTCCAGTCTATGTATTCGATGTTGTTATATTCAACCGTTGTGTTCGTACTGCCTATGTAGATCCCTGTTGCGTGTGGCATGCGGGCTGCCCCTTTTATCATTCCGATGTGGGAGATGTCGTTATGTGTGACTGTGATGTTGCTCCCTACCAGGTAAATGCCGTAGTTGCTGTGGCTTATCATATTGTAGTGAAATTCCGAATAGCTGCCACCACCATCCTCGATGGCTGATCCTCCTGCGAAGCTGATGTCGCAATTCTTGACCTGGTTGTAGCGCGTTGAACTATTATTGTGGATTGCGTGGCTGATGGACCCCGTCAGTTCCAGGTTGGTGATGTGTATGTAGTCGTGTGCGTTGTTATAAATCAGTTTATTCAGCGTGGCTATCTTCACATCCTTCCCGGCTGGGTTCCCATAAACGTAGAGCTTACCTGCGCTGGTGCTATGATACCATTCGTTGGTGGTGGTGACGCATCGCAGATCGTTCTGTATGAAATAGCGGCGGTTGTCTTCTGGCGTTCCCGAGTATGAGCAGCTGCCCCAAGTAAGGACCCCTCCGGAGGTGTGGTCTGTTATAACGCAGCGGTCGACTATCCAGTACTGTTTATTAATGACGATATCGGCTCCGGTCCAGTCTGGGCTGTCGGGCAGTTCTGGGTCTGTTATGGTACTGGAAGTGGCGGTGGTGTATGTCAGCCATTCGGCATCCGGATAGCGACCCATGCCTACCGGCACTCCGTCCATGATCACCATATTCGTCTGCGCCTCCGAGCTGCTCACGGTCGCTTCGTAGATGCTCCCGCTATAAAGGCTCCAGCTCGTGAGTGTTGTGAAGCCGGTGATGATAGGCTTCTCTCCTGTCCCATAGGCTCCTATGACGATTGGGTTCCCGGCGGTTCCTGGCTCGGCTACCGTGATGGTTCCGTACCAGGTATCGCCCCTCTTGAATAGGATGCTGTCCCCTGGGGCGAATGTTCCGGCTGCCCAGAAGCTGTTGACCTTTGATATGGTTGCCCAGGCTGCCTCGTCGGAGGTCCCTGCTGCCTGGTCATCACCTCCGTTCTTAATGTAATAGTTAGTGGCTGATGCGGTCAGCGTGATTAAAATAAACGGTATGAACAATAGTCTTTTCATGTTATCAGTATAAAAGGATCATTGGGCTTGCAGTGTTTGATGAAAAGCTGGTCATCCCAAAAGAGGCGGGCAGATCCGTTTTGTCGGTTATAAAGCCTCGAAGCCTTACAGAATTTCCCATGAAGCTGCTCTGGTTCATTAATGTCATTGCCTCTCCAGCATATATTGATGGAGCCTGTGTCTGAGCGGAGCTATTGTAAAGAAGCCCGATATAATATGCTCCTTTCGTCGCCTGATATGGTGAAGAAAACGGCTTATCTACCCATGCGTATTGCGCACCTGTCCAGGTGTCTGCGTCGTTTGGAGTGGAGGCGACAAGCGTGGCTGTCGTTCCGGATACCTTATAAAGACCAATACGGTTATTGGCATCAGCCGTATAACTTGCATTTTGGGCGTTGCTGAATCTCACGCCTGTTAAGGTCGTATCTCTTGGCAGATAAATCGCTACCACGAACATGTCGCTATCCTGGAGTACTAGAGAGGTTGAAGCATCCATGTCGCAAAAAATGGGGGCAGCGATTATCTTTCCTCCGAAGGCTCGGAGGGCTTTAGCAATGTCAGCTCCCCATCCTGCCATGTTCGTTATAAGTTGCTCTGCGGAATACCTGGGGAGATAATTGCCTGGTGCATATCCTGTGCTATCCTTTACTGCAATTACTTCTTCAGCTCCTGCAAGATATACGTCCATAGTATCATGAATATCTTGTGGTGTAGCATATCCTGCACTTGAATGGTCTCCCCAGTTATATGCTGTATTCCAATTTGTTGAATTATTAGTAATAGTTGTACCCCATGATGTGCCATTTACAACTAAAGGTATTCCAGAACCAGTAGGATATACCATTGATCCACCACTAACTTCAGATAATAATGCATAATTTGTTAACATTGAAGCAGTGTCTGACTTTAATAAATAGCTAGACAATGATAAAGCTGAAGATAAAGTACCACCATTTATTGTCGGAAGATTTGTTATCTCTAGATCAGTAAACCATCCTTTTGTTAATCTTGATGAAGTAGTACCAATAGAACCTGTGCCAAGTAAACTATTTGAACCTAACGAAAAATTACCACCAGACAGTGTAAGTAAATTGCTACTTTGTTGAAGTATTATATCATTATTATAAAAATTTATGGATGCACTAGTACCATTAAGATATAATACAGGGGCTATTTTTTCAATTGTTATATTAGTTTTTGATACTTGTTGAGCACATGCTGCAAAAGTAAATACTAATAAAGTTATAATAAATATTATCTTTTTCATATTATAATGTAAATTTATGTATATTACTCCAGTCTGTATCTTCAACAGAACCTACTCCAAAACCTAAGGCTGTTATAGTTTTATCAATACACAGTGCCCCAGATCTCACTCCTATACGAAATGTTCTATTTTCAAAATAAAAATATTCTGGTTCAACTGCTACACTATATAATTCGTCAAAATTATCATTTGTTTTATCAAATGCATTACGCAAAGTATCACCAGTACCATCATTTGCTATAGTTCCAATTCCAATAACTTGCTTACTCATATTTCTAAATTATTCTTACAAAGTTACATAAAACTTTATAATCCAACAAATATTTATATACATATTAGACCAATGTATAAACTTTACTTAAACGTAGTCTAAAATTTAATTATAGAAGTCTTTCTTCCTCAAAATCCATTCAACAATAATACTTTCAATAAG